TGGAGTTCTGCCAGGCAATCGTGGCAGGAGAGATCAACCTGGAGGACCTGCGGGCGGAGTTTGCCGCAGAGGACGCGAAAAGGGAGCGGCGGGCGATCCAGCAGGCTGTGGCAGAGGCCAAGGAGTTCCGGGGCCACCTGGAGCGGGCGGGAATTTCATACACCACCCTGCTGGAGCTGGAGGCACTGCGGGCGAACCTGGGGAGCCTGGGCCACAATGCACTCATGGGATTTGAGCGCGGGGAGGGCTGGCCGGATGGGACCTGACGGGAAAGACACCGCCCAAGCGGCGGTCTACATAGACGGGCAGCCGGTGCAATACGCCGGAGAAATCACCCTACCGGAGCAAGTGGAGCGCCCAGCGCCGCCGCTCCTTGCGTCAATGGGCCTTACGATGGAACAGGCCGGAAAGGTGGCCAAGGTCATGGCAGAGGCTTTCCGTACTTTCTGCGTAGCGTTAGAGGAGGCCGCGGCGGCTGTGACAAAGATATGGGGAGCCATCCAGGCGGCGGAGGAGTTCCGCAAGGCCCTGCGGTGGGCGGAGGCGGCCAACAGGCCGCTGGCCGCCCGCTACCACCGCACCAAAAAGAAGCGGATCCGCAAGAAGTACGCCAAGCGGATCCTGACCTGGTATCGGGAGGAGATCCTGTAATGCTGCGACTAAAAGCGAATAAAACCGCCCTGTATAAGCTGGTGGCGGATTATGTGGACAACCTCCCGCCCATGCGGAGCGGGACAGAGTTCATTAAATACCCGCGCACACCGGACTACGCCCTGAACTGGATCACCCCCGAATGGGACACGGCCCACGCCTTTTTCTCCGCCTGCATGGGCCGCCCCCTCCTGGCCATTGAGATCAAGGACGGGGAAACCGGAAAGACGGTGAGCCGCACCACCCATGCCCTGACCCTCCGGGATCTCCGGGAGCGGGGGATGGTGGAGGAGTTCGTAACGGCGGCGGAGCGCCGGCGGATAGAAAGGAGTGCCGACAATGGCGGACTTTCTCCCGCTACCTGAAAAGGAATACAGCGTAATTTATGCGGATCCCCCATGGGAGTACCGCCAGCACGGGACCACGGAAAAGAGCCGGGGCACGGCGCTGAAACAGTACCCAACCATGACCACCGCGGATATATGCAATCTGCCGGTACGGAAAATCTGCGGGGGGGGGGGCAGCCTGTTTTCTATGGGCAACTTTCCCAAACATTGCCGAGGGGATCAGGGTCCTGGAGGCATGGGGGTTTCAGTACAAGACTGCGGCCTTTGTGTGGGTGAAGAAAAACGCCAAGAGCGGCACCAACTTTTGGGGCATGGGCGCCTATACCCGCGCCAATGCGGAGGTGTGCCTGCTGGGCGTGTCCCCAGGCTTTAAGGCCGGGGAGCGGATCCGCAGCCACAAGGTACACCAGATCATTGAGGCCCCGTTTGAGGGGCACAGCAAAAAGCCGGACGAAACCCGCCGGCGGATCGTGGAGCTGCTGGGGGATGTGCCCCGCCTGGAAATGTTCGCCCGCCAGAGGGCGGAGGGCTGGGACGCCTGGGGAAACGAGGTGCCGCCGGAAGAAAGGAAGATCGAGTAAATGACCGAGCGGGAAAGACTGCTGGAGAAGCTGGGAAAGGTCAAGGCCCTGGCGGATCGTGGCGAGGGTGGGGAAAAAGAGAGTGCGGAGCGCACCCTGGCCGCCCTTATGAAAAGGTACGGGGTCACTGAGGAGGAGCTGGAGGACACAAGGGCCACCATTCACTGGATCCGCTATAAGACGGACTGGGAGCGCAGACTGCTGGGACAGCTTGCCTATATGCACCTGGGCACGGGCCACTCTTTCGGCTGTGTGGGCAGATACACAAAGAGGCCGCGCAAGGAAGTGGGAATTGAATGTACACCGGCCCAGTATATCGAGATCGAAGCGGATTTTGCATTTTATTCCGAGGCCATGAAAGAGGAAATGGAGCTGTTTTACAGCGCATTTCTCCAGAAAAATGAGCTTTTTCCGCCGTCGGAGCTGGCGGCGGAACCGACAGAGGCGGAAAAAGAGGAATGGAAAGATGTGGAACGGGCGTGGAAAATCCACTCCATGATGGGCGGACTGGACCGGCACACGCGCCACAAGGCCCTGGAGGCCGCAGAATAGGAGGGCAATGTGGAGAGTGAAAGAAAACCGATGACCCGCGCTCAGGTTGAACAGATCCAAAAGCCGCGCCCGGTTTGGATTGAGTGGATCGGCCTGCACCAATTACAGAAAAGCCCTGGCTGGGAGATCGCCACCCATGTCCATGCCGGGCGGCTTTGTATCAAGGGAGAGCGGGACAAAGATGGGTATTTACTGGATCTGTACGGGGTTTACTGGGTGGCATACGACACCCCGCCGGGAGAAAAGGAGGACAAGCAGACATGAGCCAGAGAAAGGCAAAGGAGTACCGCCAGGCCATGGAGCAGTACCGGGGCGTGGTGGAAGATGTGGACGATTTGAAACGCCGGATCGGGGCCATGGAAGCCCGCCACCGCAGGGAGGACCAGCTGGAGATCAGCCGCAGGCAGGCCAGACGGGAGGCGGAGAAGCGGGAAGCCAACAGGGCGGAATACCGGGAACACATGCGGAAGATCAATGCAGAGAAGCGGCGGAGGAAAATTGCCAGGCAGCGGATCGCTTTTCTGGCTTGCATGGCCATCCTGGCGCTGGCCCTTGTGTGCGCCCTTGTAACGGCCTGTTCGGCGCGTGGCAACGGACCGGCAGAGGAGCGGGAGATCAACAGCGCCGCCACCGTTTCCCCGCCGGTTACACTGGTAAGCGCAGAACCGGACATGTGGGACGGCGAGGGAGAGGATCCGCTGGAGGCAGAGAAGATCGAGGAGGCCCTGCTGGCCTCCGGGTATTTCTCCATAGCGGTGCCCATGTGCTACGAATACCAGGACTATATGCGGACCTACTGCGCGGCCTATAAGTGTCCCTATCCCCTGGCCCTGGCCGTGGCGGAGGTTGAAAGCCACTTTAATATGGAGGCCGTGGGCACCGCCGGCGAGGTGGGGATCATGCAGTTAAACCCAGGGCCGAGCGGGTCCTATCACGCGGAGCTGGAGGAGGCCACCGGGATGGACCCCGCCACCCCATCCGGGAATATCGCTGCCGGGTGCTACCTGCTGGGAAAGTACATGGAGGATTATGGGGACCCGCACAAGGCCGCCATGGCCTACAACATGGGAGTGTCCGGGGCGAGAAACGCCTGGGAGGCTGGGATCACATCCACAGAATACTCCACAGCCGTGGTGGAGGCCATGGAGCGGTGGGAGGTCACGGTGAACGCATGGAATGGGATTTGAGCCGGGAGGCAACGCACAACGCGGCGGCCAGGAGGGCAAGGATCCACCGCTGGCGAGTTCCTGGCCGCTCCAGGGTGGTCCACCCTGCCCACGGATCCGTGGTGGTCCCACACGCCTCTAATCTGGCGGCAATAATGAACGCGGCGGAGGTGTGGGGCTGCGACTGGGCGGAGATCATGGACGCGCAGGTGTGGGCAGCGCCGGGGGAAAAGGCGGTCCCTATGCCTACATTATATAAATAAAGGAGGCGGCGAAATGCTGATCAATGAAAGCGGCCTGGTACGCTGTATCAAGCGGGCCTATAAATCCGCCGGGTATGCGGTGGCCGCAGAGGGCGATTGCATGACGATCTACACAGAACAATGGTACATCCAGTGCAAGCGGGCGGCCATTCCCCGCAAGGTGCTGGCCACCATCGTGGAACACATGGGCATGATACCGGACACAGAACCCGTGTCCATCGTAAAGGATGGAGAGCCGCAGCTGATCATGCCGGATGTGGCGGCGGATGAAATAGCGCACTGGAGGACCGGGGAGCGCACTGACGCGGTGACCATGGCAACGGTGATCATGCAGGGCTACCAGATTTTCCAGCCGGATGGTGGCGGGGCCTGCTACGGGGTGAGCCTGCTTGACCTGGCGATCATGGAGCGGGACATGGTGGAGCATGGAGCCGCTGCTGTGATCGACGGGGACCGCCTGCTGTGGCACGGGGACACCGAGGTGGTGGCCATGAACGCAGTAAGAAAGGCCCGGTCAAGCTGGGCCAAGGAATGGGAGCGGGCCGTGTGGAACGCCCTGGAGGGCGTGGATCTGCACAAAGAGGAGGCATGATCATGGGAAAGACGAATTTTGAACGGATCACTGCCTCCCCGGAGGCACTGGCCGCTTTCCTGGCCTCCCTCCCCTGCCTGGACGCGCCATGGGATGACGCTTTCCACCGTCATTTCTGCGACAACTGCCCCATGGAGGACTGCCCCAAGGTATGCCCCAACGAGGAAAAAAGAAACAGCCCCGCGTGGTGGCTGGGGCTGGAGGTATCAGAGTAATGGAAGTAAATGTAAACATGAGCGCCGAGGAGTTCCTGGAGTTCATGGCCTGGAAAAGGGACCGAGAGCAATACAACAATGAAATGGCAGCCAGGGCCGAGAAAATGGAACTGCTGGCCAAGAAAACATGCTGGGCCATAGAGAAAGACCCGAAGCGGCCCGGCAAGGTCAAGATCGTGGACCAGGAACACGCGGCGGAGCTGCTGGAGCCGGCCAATGACTACCTATCATAAAAAGAAAACCACCTGCGCCCGGTGCTGACAACACGGCGCAGGTGGAGCAAATGCGAGGCGGCCAAAAGGCCGTCCTGGAATGGCTATATTATAGCATACTCCCGGACGGCCTGCAAGCCGCAAAATTCAACGGGGCCGCGGCCCCGTATAGCTCCGGTAAGAGCTATTAGTAAAGTGACCAGCAGGCCCAAAGGAGGAGTACAGCATGGCCTATGTCCATAGGCGGGTAAAGGCTGGCCGCACCATCGAACACAGGAAAATGCAGTCATACCGGATCCACACCAAGGGGGTCCAGAGAGGCCCCAACCATGGGACCACATCGAAGAAGCAGGCCAAGGTCAACGAGCGGGTGGCAGAGGAACACCTGCGCTGGGACCTAAACGCCAACTTTGACCACCGGGATCTCCACGCCGTCCTGCACTACTATGTCAAGGACACCACTTTCCCGGAGATACTGGCGGACAAGGCCGCCTTTCTGTCCAACCTGCGGAAGATTTGCAAAAAGCGCGGGATCAAGTACAAGGCGGTGGTGGTGATTGAAACCAAGCGCATGACAAACCCGCACATTCATGTGGTAATAACGCGCATGGACCCGGAGATCATCACCGAGGCATGGGAGAGCGTACCAAGGGGCGGCGGGGGTATCAGCTTCAAACCCCTGGACCGCAGAGGGAACCATGAGAAGCTGGCGCAATACCTGGTCAAAGAAAGCCGATCCACCATGGAGAAATACAGGGAGCTGGGGAAACGGGGAAAGCGGTACAGCAAGACCCAAAACATGGATAAGCCCGTGATTACATACACCCCCGTGTCTGCCTCCTCCTGGCGTAAGGAGCCAAAGGCCAGCAAGGGCGCCGTGCTGTACAAGTTCGATGACGGATCCACCACCCGGAGCGGGTGGCATGAGATCAGCGGCTACCCATACCAGGAATATTTCGAGGTTTTCAACGAATAGGAGGACAAGCCAATGAAAATTTACATAGCGGGAAAAATTGCCGGGGATCGGCGGTATCGGGCCAAGTTTCGAGAGGCGGCCAAGGCCCTGGAGGCGGCAGGCCATGTAGTCCTGAACCCCGCCACCCTGCCGGACGGCCTGGCCGACGGGGACTATATGCGGATCGCGCTGGCCATGCTGGAGGCGTCGGACCTGGCCGTGTTCCTCCCGGACTACCAGGAGAGCCGGGGCGCCATGGTGGAATGGGCCTGGTGCCAGCGGACCGGGAAAGAGTGCGCCCTGTATCTGGATATAGCTGGAGGTGGCAAAGGTTGAGCAAGGCGCAGATCAGCATGTGGGAGGAAAAGATCGTGGACAGTTTCGCCGGCGGCGGCGGAGCCTCCACGGGCATTGAGCTGGCCACGGGCCGGGTGGTGGACATAGCGATCAACCATGATCCTGACGCAATTTTAATGCACAAGACCAACCACCCGCACACCGTCCACTATCAGGCCAGCGTGTGGGATGTGGACCCGCTCGAAGTCACAGGAGGCAGCCCGGTGGGTTTACTGTGGGCCTCCCCTGACTGCAAGCATTTTTCCAAGGCCAAGGGCGGGAAGCCCGTGGACAAAAATATCCGGGGGCTGGCCTGGATTGTCCTGCGGTGGGCCGGGACGGTCCGGCCCCGCGTAGTCATTCTGGAGAATGTGGAGGAGTTCCAGACCTGGGGGCCGGTCCGCCGTGGGCACCCGGTAAAAGCAAAGGCCGGGCGAACATTCCGGCGCTTTATTGACCAGCTGGAGGGCCTGGGCTATGCGGTGGAATGGCGGGAGCTGGTGGCGGCTGACTACGGGGCGCCAACAACCAGAAAGCGGTTTTTCCTAATTGCCCGCTGTGACGGGCAGCCCATTGTGTGGCCGGAGCCTACACACGCGCCGGCGGACAGCCCGGAGGTGCTGACCGGGAAGAAACTGCCCTGGCGGAGCGCGGCGGAAATCATAGACTGGAGCCTGCCCTGTCCCTCCATTTTTGAAACGCGGGAGGAAATCCGGGAGAAATACAGCATTTCCGCCCAGCGGCCACTCCGGCCCAACACCATGCGCCGGGTGGCCAGGGGCGTGGACAAGTTCGTGGTCAAGTCTGCAAACCCGTTTTTGGTGGTGGTCAACCACGCCGGAGAGTTCCGAGGCCAGGAGATTGGGGACCCGCTCCAGACCATTACAGCAAAACATGGGTATGGGGTGGCAAGCCCGGCCATGGTGCCCTGGACGGTGACCAACACCACCAACTCCACGGGCCACCCAGTCAATGAGCCAATAGACACGGCGCGGACCGGCGGCGGAGGCGGGCAAATGTTTTTGGGGGCCTCCCTGATCCAGTACCACACGGAACAGTCCGAGCATGTGAGAGGCCAGGAGATCACCGGGCCGATTATGACCATTGACGCCGCCAACCGCTACGGCCTGACGGCGGCCAGCCTGGTCAAATACTACGGGAACGACCAGCACGGCCAGAACATCCAGGACCCGCTCCACACGGTCACAGCAAAAGACCGGGAGGGGCTGACAACCGTCCACCTGGTCAAAATGAAAGGCACCAACCTGGGCGGACCGGCCACGGAGCCGGTGCAGACTATCACCGACGGCGGAGGCCATCATGGTGTGGTCACCACGAAAATCACCAGAGCGGAGCCGGGGGCGGATCTCCGACACTGGCCGGAGATCCGGGAGCTGCTGAATACATATTGCGGCTATGACCTGGGGCCGGAGGATGTGATCCTGTTCCAGATCAGCGGCGCCTGGTATTTCATGGCGGACATTGGCCTGCGTATGCTGACACCGCGGGAGCTGTACCGGGCAAACGGTTTCCCGGACGATTACAAGATCGAGCGGGACTACACCGGACAGACCTACGGGAAAAGCAAGCAGGTGGCCCGGTGCGGAAATGCGGTGCCTCCTCCCTTTGCCACGGCCCTGGTGCGGGCCAACCTGCCGGAGTGGTGCGCGGGGGTGGAGATCAACACCATGGAGGAACTGGAAAGGGCGGTGGCGGTGTGAAAATACCGGACGATGTGTTTATGACCCGTTGCCGCTACTGCGGGCATGGGCAGACGGGAGCAGAAAATAAAGAAATCCCGGATGATAAACTGTTTATTCACTTTTGGGCGAAGCAATCGCCGTGCGGGATCATCGGGATTGCACAATGCGATAAGGTCCAAGGCGAGTGTCTGGACTTCAAGCCTAACCCCATGTTTGGAATTTGCGAATACTGCACTTTCACAAACAGCTTTCATCCCGGATTTTGTACGGCGCCCGGCGGGCCGGTGAACAAGCGGCGGGTATTCCTGGGATGGAGCGGGATAGGAGATTATTACTCCGGCCACGCGCTTTTCACCTGTGACCGCTATCGAGTGAGTGAACGGTGGAAAGACCTAATCCTAAAAACCACCGTAGCGGGACGCGCACCGGCAAATTTTGACCCAGGAACATGGGAAGCCCTGAAACACATTGACGGGACAGCTACGGCAAAACGGTGGGCGGACCTGCAAGCCAAACGAAAGGCAGAACTGGAGGCAGAGGCAGAAAAAGAGGCGAGAAAAAGGGCGGAGCTGGAGCAGAAGCAAATTTCCATGTTTGATGATGACTGAAAACGGGGTGAAGCCATGCAGAGCAAAAAGAACATGCGCCGGATCAGCGTCCTGGTGACCGCACAGACGGCCTATAACCTGGATAAGCTGGCGGCCATGTGCTGCTACCGGGAGCGGGGCCATGTGATCGACAAGCTGGTGAGAGAAAAAATGCTGCAACTGAACGGAGGAAAGCGACATGAACAAGACGAAAATTGACTGGGCCACCATGAGCTGGAACCCTGTAACCGGGTGCCGCCATGGGTGCCCATACTGCTACGCAAGACGGACCGCCCACCGCTTTGACGCCGGGTGTGTGGATCCTGACCCGCTGGCTGACGGCCTCCATGTGCTGGAGGAGAAGATCAAGGCCACGCCATACCCATACGGATTTGAACCCACCATGCACAGATACCGCCTGAACCAGCCGGAACGCCAAGCGGAGCCGCAGACGGTTTTTGTGTGCAGCATGGCGGATCTGTTCGGGCGCTGGGTGCCAACCTCCTGGATCGCGGAGGTCCTGGACGCCTGCCGCCGCGCTCCGCAGCACCGCTATTTGTTCCTGACGAAAAACCCGGCCAGATACCTGCAACTGGACTACATGGGCTTACTCCCGCATGAAAATAATTTCTGGTATGGGTCCACGGTGGCCAATGAGGACGCAGCGGCCATGTACACCATGCAGGGCGTGGCAATCAACAGCTTTTGGTCTATGGAGCCGCTGCTGGGGCCGGTGGACATGAGCGCGGCGGAGGGCCTGCCCCAGTGGGTGATCCTGGGGGCCGAAACCGGGAACCGGGCGGACAAGGTGGCACCGCGGCGGGAGTGGGTGGACCAGATCACACAATTCTGCGCGGAGAACGAAATCCCGGTTTTCTACAAGGACAACCTGCGGGCGCATTTCCCGGATCTCCCGCCCTCCGCCTCCCCGTGGGATGACCGGGAGGACGCAACAGCGGAATGGGCCGCCCATTACATGGGGCGCTTTGAAAGGCAGGTATGACCCGTGGAAAAAATCGAAATTGGCTACACCGTGGAGAAAGAGCGGTGGCTGGAGGCGTCGGAAAATTTGCACGAGTTTGGCCAGATCATGGCGCGGAACCTGCGGAACATGAACAGAGACGGGTGCGGACAGGAGGCCGCGGACGATCTCATGGCGGACATTATGCTGGCCTGTGCGGCCATCGGATATGTGGCGGAGCTTGCCGTGGATAAATGCCGGTTTATTCCTATGCCGGGAGGTGGCCAGAAGTGACCGAGCAGAAAAGGCCGCAACAATGTGAGGGCTGCGCGCTGGCAGAGCATGACGCATATATTTGTGCCCGCTGGCGCCTGTCCTATGCGGTGAATGAGCTGAAAAAGGCCATTCCTCTGGTGCGGAGGACGGCGGTGGAAAATATGAAATGCCCATACCACTACCCCGCCAGCCTTTTGGGAACCGGGGTGGTGATAATGGACGAAATAGGGCCATGGCCGCCAAAAGGAAAGGGGCGTTGACTGTGCGGGCGGTGCTTTTGAGCATAAAACCGGAATGGTGGGAGAAGATCCTGGCTGGGGAGAAAGACCTGGAAATCAGAAAGACGGTCCCGCGGGGCGGAGCCGGAGAGCCGGAACCGTGGCCGCTGCTGGTCCTGGCGTATGTAAGCGGGACCGGGGCCGTGCTGGGGCAATTTCTCTGCATGGGGTGGGTGAAGAGCAACTGCTGGCGGTATCTGTCCTCCCGCTCCTGCGTACCGGAGGAGGATCTGAAAAAATACGCCGGCGGAAAATCGCTGTATGGCTGGATTGTGGGAGAGGCGGAGGCATACGACACCCCTAGCCCGCTGGCAGAGTTCGGGCTGAACCGTCCGCCTATGTCGTGGCAATATGTGGAGATCCCGGACCCGGAGGACGAATAA